TCCTAGCGCTGGTGAGGTATCTTCTACTAAGCTTGAAATACCACTACCAGCATTTGCATCTACATAAGCTTTAACTGATTGTTGAGTTGGTACTTTTGTTGCTGAATTACTAGAAAAATTATCTTCATCTACAACAAAATTCATTGATGCTGTAGAAGTATCACTATTCATTACTGCACCAGCAGAATTTACATTCGCTGCATCTGTGACATCTGCACCTGCTTCTATTCCATCTAACTTATTTTTAAGTGTAGTTGTAAAATTTTCATCTGTTTGACTAGCAACAACAAAATCTATAGTGCCGTCAGAATCTTGATATGTAACTGTAATACCTGTTTCAGTGTTACCAGTAAGCATACCTCCAACAATATCTTGAACTTCCTCATTAGTTAGGGTTGCTGTAATGTAGCCAGCACCATTAGTGATATTTGAATTATTTAGAGAAATATTAGCAGTACCATCAAAGCTTTCCCCTGCAATAGTTCTGGCTGTAGCTAATGCGGTTGCTGTCGCTGCATTACCTGTAATGTCTGAACTTATAGAGGAAGGTAAACGTGCATCTGAAACTGTACCACTACTTAAATTACTTGCATTAAGAGAAGTGAGATTAGCACCGCTTATAGCTGGTAAAGTAGTAGGTAGTCTAGAATCTGGTACTGTACCACTACTTAAATTACTTGCATTTAAGGAAGAACCATCTATATAACCAGCACCATTAGTAATAGCATTATTATTTAAAGAAATATTTGCTGAACCATCAAAACTAACCCCCGCAATCGTTCTAGGAGTTGTTAGGGTTGCTGCTGATCCTGTAGTATTTTGATTTCCAACAGTATTAACACCTGGTAAATCTATATTTGCAGTACCATCAAAACTAACACCGCCTATAGTTCTAGCTGTAGCTAAAGCGGTAGCAGTTGCAGAATTACCTGTATATTGTGTAGATGATAAAAACTGTGTGCCTGCTGATTTTAAAACCTTACCTGAAGCTAAATCTAAATGTTCTGAAAATGTCCAAGAATCTGTAGAATCGACCCAATTTATAGTCTTATCTGTTGCACCTTTTAACGTAATACCACCACCATCTGCTGTAGTATCTGAAGGTGTAGATACTTTACCAATTTCTATATTTTTATCTTCTACTAAAAGATTTTGTGTTGAGATGTTTGTAGTAGTTCCATTTACAGTTAAATCACCGCCAACAGTTAGATTACCAGGCAATAACCTATTTATATCTGGTATTGGAATATAGTCTAATGACTGCCATGCTGTTGTACCATCACCTATTTTAAATTTCTTAGTATCTGATTCGATACCCCATTCCCCAGCAAGTAATACTGTATTATTAGATGTCCAATTACTAGCAGTATCCCTTCTTTGCTTTTGTAAAGCATTTAATGTAATTGTCATTTTTAAACAGAACTACCTGCATCTATTATATTAGTTCTAGCAGGTGATGAGCTACTTGTTAAGCCATCTAATATATAAGCTCTTGCAGTCGTTGTAGAATCACCAGCATCAAATAATAAATCACCTATATCAACAGGTACAGATACAAGTTCTACTTCTACATTCCATTTACTTACTATGCCATCAGATATTGTTGGTGGTGTTGAATACAACCATGCGTAATCTGAAACCAACGCAACAGGTGGTGATGTATAACCACTCCATGTACTAGAAGATAAATAAAATATTTCAAAACTACCATTTTGACCATCATAATGTGTTCTTATCAGATTTACTTGCGTTTCTGTTAAGTTATCGAATGTAAGCTGTAATGTTTGATTTATTCTTCTATTACCTCTCCTAAATCCTGTTGTAGAACCATTAGATGAAGCTTGTATAGCACTAGGAAAATCACCTTGTGTATATAGTCTTGTTGTTGGTATTATTGAAGGAAAAGTAGACATTATAAAGGTACACTAATTAGCTCTATGGATGTACTATACCTATTAGGTGAGGATATACTAATTTGAAATGACTGTGCATATCTCCATTGGTAACTGCTACTGCTAACAGGTGGTGTAGAATAACCTGCCCATACTTGACTAGACAAATCAAAAGGTTCAATAGTACCATTCTGACCATTAAAATGTGTTAATAAGGTTTGTGCTTCTGTTTCTGTTAAATATTCATATGTAATTGTTAATCTTTGTTCAAGTCTTTTTGTACCTAATAAAAATCTAACATTACCACCACTAAGACCTTCATGTGTACTTTGTGGGTAAGACCCATATACTAAAGCTCTTGTTTCTGGCTCTAATGAAGGAAATGTTGTCATTGTAAAACAGTAAAAGTACCAGATGTAACATCTAAAGATATTTCTGATTTATCATTACTATCAAGTGGAAAATGTGCAGCTTCTATATTACTTACACCATCATTGTCATAAGTAATGCTATTAACTTGATAATATTCTATTTCTGTTCTATCATCTCCTACACTATTTTTTCTTTGTAACTGTAATTTAATAATATTTGTTGGTATAAGTGTTGTTGTTAACAATGGTGTAGAAAAACTTATATTATGTGTACTATGTTTTCTTCTAGCTAATTCATATTTTGCATATAGTATTGCATGATTTACATCTGCACAAAAATCTGACATATCAAATTGTTCTGTAGGAGAATCTAAAGCACTACTTGTAAATCGTACACTAACAGTTTTTCTTCTAGCAACTTCAGTAGGTATACATTCAGTATAAATACAATTAGCAACAAAATCTCTTCTTTCTTCTACACTTAAATAACCTTTTTGAAATGAACCTTGTATAATATTTGCCTCTGTAAATGTCATTGTAGGTGTTAGTGCAGTTGTATCTATTTGATTACTTCCATTAATAGGTAAAATTGGTGCAAATTGATATTTACCACCTACAGATAAAAATGATAAAAAATAAAATGGTGATGTTTTTGTAATAAAGTCAACAATATTAACAGCCTTAGAAATTATGCCATTAAAAAACATACTGTTATTTGTACAGAAAGAAGAAAGACTTTGTAAATTTGAAAGCTCTACAGGTGCAACAATAGTTGCTGTATTATTACCATCAATTTTTTTATATAGTTTAAATAAATGCATAGCTAAATCTATAAACTGGTTGCTTGCACCTTGTGTATAATTAGAACCTGTTAAACCTGCACTAAATAAATCTACTTTTACACCTTCTTCGTAGAATATATATAGTTGTTTTGTAGAGCTAGGAAAAGTACCAGAACCTGGTGTTTCATATAAATTTCCTGATGTAGCTAAAAATGTAATATCAGCAAAAGATGAATTGTTATTAGATGTATTCTGTACAACTGAACTTGTACCTACTGTTATCTCATCTTGTACACCTTCTAATGTGCCAGTACTTGCAGGGTTAGAAGATATTGTTTGTGTGTCTAGTGAAACAAATGTCCATTTATTAATAAATTTTGTTCTACCGCCACTAATTGCATTTAAAGCATTTAAACGACTTTGTGTATATGTACCAGCCGCAACAGTTGTAGAATTAATTGGTGGTATAAGATTTCCGCTAAAAAATTGTGCATTTAAATCAACAATAGTACCTGGATTATTACCACCAAGTAAAGCACCTGTACTAAAATTACGCCTTTGATTAAAACCAAATTCCATACTGCTTACATTAAGATAAGTTTGGTAAGCAGTTGTAACATTATCTCCTGTTTCTGCGTCAAATACTTGTAATGACATCACAAAAGTAGTATTAGAAGTATCACCTGTACCGAATGTTTTTGTTCTAATACCCTCAAAATCTTTTCCTAAGTCTGGTTCAGTTTCTAAATAAGTACCTGATGAAGCTTTTTTTATTTCATGCAAATATGTATATATATCATTACCGCAAAAGAGTCCAGTGCCAGTAATAGGGCATGAATTTGGTGATGATGCTAAAGATGCGGCAGTACTATAAATATGACTTAAGGTTATAGATGTATCATCTAAAAAACTAAGTTTTCTTAATCCTGTGAATGATCTAGATTTTGTTGGACTACTTACAATTTCACCTTGCGATATAACAAACAATAGTTTCTGTACAAAACTTGCTGTACCTGCCTTTATTAAACTTGGTTGCATCCAAACACCACCTATATCATTACTTCTTTTACCAAATACTAAAGGTACTGTTTCACCTGTTTTGGCTATTTTTTGTGAAACATCAAGGTCTGAATTAGGTTTTTTAAAATTTTCTAAACTTTCATCTAATTTTTGTGCATCTTGACCTACTTCTGATTTTTTTTGTGGATCACCTGTAAAAACTGGTCTTAATTTTTGACCTCCAGCAATAAAACTATACTTTCTTCCTGTCATTATTCATTACCCATACACATAATATAAGTCAATATTTCAGGTGGTACTACAAATCTAACAAACTTAAAAGTTTTAATTTTTTTTGTACCAGTTAAAATTGTATTATCAGATAATTTATAAACTCTTTTATTGTCAATTACATATCCTGTTGCATCTGTAACTTCTGTACCATCTTCTAAAATGGCATTTATTTTTTCAGCAAAAACTTTGATACTCATGTTGCAATAAACCTACCCATTAAATCACTGCTTACACGTCTTGATGGTACTTGAGCTTTCTGTTTTGATATAGCAGGGCTAACTTTCCATGTAACAGAAGTATCATTTACTGTAGCGTTATCAATAGTACCTGTAAATCTACATACAAGATTAGCTGAATTACTAAATGTATCTTGTCCTATAGCTTGTATATAAAGTGATGCTATTACAAGACGATCACCCTCAATTGCTGTATCTGTAAGATCAATAATAGATGCAGTAGCAGCTAAGTTAATTGTTAAGTCACTTATACTTGCAGCTTCAGTAGAAGCAAAACCAGAAGCATCAAATGCTAAATAATTAAAATTAACAGTTTGATCTATATCTGAATCTGCTGTAAGATTTTGTGCTGACTGATAAAAATTTTGATAAGCATTAGTAGGTGATCTTTTGTTACTACTATTTAAAACGCTTGATTTATCTGCGTAATATTCTAAAAAAGTTAATATATCAAAATTAGCCATTATCCTAAACCTAATGATCTTCTAGTTCTTAAATCAGATTGCAATAAAGTTAATGTTTGATCTATACCACTTTGTACAGCACTTGCTAAATCATTTGTGGTTATAAAATTAGTACCATCCATTTGCGTTACCGCACCTGTTGTGATATTTACATTTGGTGCAACATATCCACCTTCTGCAAATCTTGGTACGGCTGAAGAACCTCTATACCCTGCTAAATAATTTTTACTAAATTGTGCGGCTTTTCTTGCTGGTATAACATATTCACTTCCAGCTTCACCTAAATAACCTAATGTAGGACTTGTAACAACACCACCTAAAGCCATTGGTGTGCCGCCACCTGATCCACCACCTGAACTACTGCCACTTGATTTAGCTTTTGCCCTTCTCCTTAGTAAATTTCTTAATGCTTTTAAAGCACTTTTTATACGATTCATAAATGCTGTTACAGGTGCGGTTGCAGCCGTTATTATATTTCTAACAAAATTAGGAAGTGCATTAAACGCATTTTGAATAGCAGTAACTACATTTTGAAATACATTACCTACAAATTCTGCAAATCCTGTAAATGGTTTTAGTAAAAATTGCCCTATAGCTGTCATAGCCTCGCCAATTTTATCTCTATTCGCAAAAATATGCCCTGCAATAGTACCAATAAGTTTACCTAGTGCTATTAAACCTGCAATTACTGCACCACCAATTAAAAAAGGTGCTAATACAGGCATTAAACCAGTTATAGCAGGTACTATAGCAGCAAACATAGCCCCAAGTTTTATAGCAGCTATAGCTTTGATAGAAACTACCATAGCAGCAAATAAAGGTACTATTGCAATAATTCCTGGTAAGAGTAAACCAAGAGCAATAACAATGCCTTTAACAGGGCCAGGTAAATTAGCAAATTTTTCAACTCCAACTGTTACTATATCTACTAATTTTTCTAATGCAGGTAAGACAGCAGAAGTTAACTGTACTTTTAACACATTAAATTTTTCACCCATTTGTGCAAATTTATCATTAAATGTTGCCATCCGTTCAGCATCTAATTGTGTAAATCCTGTGCTTAGATTTTGTATAGCTTCACTTCCTTGATTCATAACAGGTATTAACTTTGCACCCATACCAGTACCAAATACTTCAGCGGCATTTGCAGCAGCTAATGTTCTATCATCCATAGCTTTTATTTTGTCACTTATTTCAAAAAACATTGTGTCTAATGATTTTAATGATCCATCATTATTAGTTACAGAAACACCTAACCTATCGAATGCTTCTTTAGCAGTACCTACGCCATCTGATGCATCTTGCATATTTTTAGCAAGTGTTGGAAATGCTTTACTAAGAGTTTTAAAGTCTGTACCTCCTAAATCCGCAGCTTGTCTTAACTTATCTAATACAGGTACAGCAAGACCTGTTTTTTGACTCATTTTTTCTAATTGATCGCCTAACTGAAGAGTATCATTTACTAACTTACCCATACCAGCAACACCTATAGCAGGTGCTAAATTTTTCATTACACCAAAAGCATTACTAGCAGCGGTTTTTAACTTGTTCATCGCTGTTGCTGTATTGTTAGTAGTTGTTTTAAGACCGCCTAAACTTTTCTGTAATCCACCTATTTGGTTCTGACCTTGTACCTGTGCTTTTATTGTATAAGAGGTAGAAAGATCCATTATTTATTTTCTTTATTTAATGTTTCTACTATTTTAGCCTCTAATACCTGTAAGTCAGCAAGTATTTCTAAAGGTTTTTTTATTTGTTCTTTTTTCAATTCAAATATCCATCTAACTGCATTGTAATCAAGACCATAAATAACACCTTGATCCATACGCCATTGAGTTTGTATATCTAAAAATAATGTAATTGATAACCAGTTTTCTTTATAAACTTCAAACATTTGTACTTCTTTTTTTTGTTCTAAGGGCTGATCGAATAGTACAGCATCATCTTTATCTGTTTCGTCAATAATACGATCACCGCACCAAAACAATGCAGCCCCTTCTAGTTTTTTGTTTTTTGTTGTGCTACAACTTCTAAATATTCAGTAACTAATAAATTTGCTAAACCAGCAATATCTAATACCTGTTTTTTAGTAGCTTTTGTAAATGGCACAGGTTCATTACCATCTGTAATACCATCCCAACCAACTAATATTTCGTCTGCAATCATAAGATCACTAATATCTATGCCATCTAGTATCCCCTCTTTTAGTTCTTTTTCTTTTTTTTGTGCTTTAGCACCTAGTTCATTAATCCTTGATTGTGGAATAATTTTAAATACAGCGTCAAATGTTTCTTCTTTTTGTGTACCACCATCACCAGGTGTATAAAAGACAATAGGATGTGTAAAAGTTGCTTCTTTTTTTAAAATAAACATAAATTTTATATAATCTCTTCTAGGGTATACCCTTTTCTATTACTATGCAACTAAGTAAAAGCAAGCGAGAACTCATCTTGGCCTGCGTCTGTAGGTGTTGCGTAGAAAGGTAGGTTTAACATAGTAATTCCATCAGAATCTTCATAGGTAGGCTGTCCTAAGTCAGTTTGTGGACAAGATACAGTAACAATATTACCTGCACCACCAGAATGTACCCATGTGTTAGTACCAGTAGAAGTACCTGTAGCAAGTGAGAAAAAGTTTTTTGAAGACATTGCTACTGATTCTATAACCATAGTTCCAGATGGCCTTCTATCTGTAATAAGTGCTTCTTTTGTACCGCCTACTAATTCTCTATAAATAACTTCATTTGCAAAATCTAATTCCCATGATTGCAAAGCCCCAGAAAAACCAAATACAGAAAAACTTGATGTATTGCCATTTTTAAATAGTACAGGATCAGGTTGTAGTGATTTAGTCACAGTTGGTAAGGCTGTATCAGTTACAGCATTGAATATTCCCTGCATTTCAAAGTTTATTCTAGGTATTTCGTTTACTGCACAACTTATAGAAAAAGTACCTCTAGCTCCTGTTACCTTATGTCTAACACCATCATAGTTAACATATAAAGTAACACTATCTTGTGTAGCTAATGTAGAAGGTGTATATGTTACAGATGTAGACGAAACGACAGCCTTTGAGAGTCCTGAGGCAAGTAAAATTGGGTCATATTTTGGCGGAGTTCCTGCACTTCCTGAACCTACCATATAAACACCAAAACTTACATTTACCCTTGTATTAGCTAACAAAACTGGGTAGCCGCCTGGATATGGGCGGATTGTTTCCTGTTCTACTTCATCACTTGCTACTGGTTCTATTTCCAAATCAACTACTTCAACATAGTTAGCTGAACCTGTAGCAGTAGGATCTGTACCATAGCTGCTCTCGAGCTTAGCTAATAAAGATCTTTTTCTATGAAGTTTTGGCATTTACCTAATAGACACTATGTACATATCATAAACCTTTATAAGAATAATGTAACTATCATGTACTTAAATCGTCTACATTTGTTCTATATCTAATGTCATATTCGCAGCCGATTATACCGCCAGATTGATCCGCATCTATAAATTCAAATGAAGTATCAGCAGGTTGAATATCAATAGCATTACCATTTAGTGTTAAATCTGCCATTAGTCTACTGTGCATATTTTCTACAGTAGAATCTGCTGTTTGATGCGGTGTACCACTTCTTACAACAACACTAAGTCTTACAGTTAAGGTATGGTCTAGTGTTGGCAATGATGTTGTTTGTTCTACTACATCATTCTGCGGTTCAATAATAATACTAGGAGTTTCTGCCCTAGTTAATGCTGTTGTACGACTTCTAAAAATACGATCAGAAACACCTGTAGTACCTGCAAGTACTGTTGCGATTCTTGCTAATATAGTTTCTCTTTTAGTAGTCATTATGTTTTCTGTAGACTAATACGACAAAATACACCATCATTTTCTTTTCTAAGATCTCTTACTGTATATGAAACACTGTCAACTGTAATACTATCGCCAGAAACTAAACTACCAAAATCAGATGTTTTTGTAATTAATTCATATTCAGTACTAATAATCATATCTCCAGCCAATATTTGATCTGGTTGTTCTAATATTCCTTTTGCAGTAGTTCCCCCAGATGTACAGCTAACACCAAAATCATCTAGATATACATTTTGTGTTGTTGCATCTTCAGTAAATGGCATTTACTTTTTACTTGTTGTTTTTTTTACTTTTGGTTTTGGTGTATAGACTTCTGCCCTACCCATTGAGATTAATAATTCTGCGTCTGAATCTGACACATCATAAGTTTGACCTGCTTCTAGGCTGTTGCCACTAGCACATACGTTTTTTAAACATTTAACTTTCATAAAAAAAAGGGGTTGTTACACCCCTTATATTAAACCACTTATGTGGTTACGTCTAAGATTGCAGCAAATGACTGTGCGTGACGAACAGCAACATCAAATGCAACTACACCCTTAACAGATGTTAAGTTCTTAGCAAAGTCGTCTGAATCTTCACCAACAGTTATTTCAATACCAGATCCAAATAGACCTAAGATTGCCTGTGAGAAATCACCCATAACAACAGCAGAACACTCACCGCTAGTACTACCTTTTGTAAGGTTGTTAGGTACTTGGTTAGTCATTGCTAAAGGATATCCGTTTACTGCTAATGGTGTACCGCCTCTACCAATCGCTGTAAGATCAGTATTAACTAAGAAAGCACCATCAGTTGCACTAGATCCACCTGCTCTTAGTTTCTTTAATGCACCGATAACTTTAGCGTTTGTTACATAAGAAATAGAATCAGGGTTAACACCTGCATTATCTTCCATGATTGCAGTTTCTAGATCTACTAATGCTTCTACTGTGATTGCACCACCATTTGTACCCATCGCCACACTTCCGATTCCCGAAGTCTGCATAATACCTGTAGGCTGTCCTGATGAACCAGTACCATTGAGAATACCTAAGTCAATTCCTACGTTGATCCCCGCTTGGAGGTCTGACCTCACAATTTGTTCAATTCCAGGAGTTGCTTGAATAAGCATATTTCTAGAATACTTAGACAATGTACCAAGTGTTTTAGGTGTCATTGTAACCTGATCAAATGTTGATTCAGCCTGTGATAATGCACCTGTTTCAGAACTTAAGTATCCTGTTGAAGCAACACCTGATCTTCTAGGTATCGCAACATCACCAATTAAACCTGATAATGTTTGTACACCTAAACCAACCATGACAGTACTATTACGCAATGCCTCGATGAAGTCATCAGCCATTAAATCAGTAGCAACTATGTTACCGCCAGTAGTAGCACCTGATGTTACATAAGTAGCTCTTTTTGCTAATGCTCCAAAAGGTACAAATAATGATCTTCCGCTATTTGATCTTTGAGAATCTTTAGCAATCTGCTGTGAAATCTCTCTTGCAAAACCACTTCCAGAATTAGACCAATCTCCTGTAAGAAGACCTTTTAATCCAGATGTAATCTTGTAGTCTCTTACATATCTCTCTCTTTCTTTTGGAGATAGTTGCTCTTCAATAGGCTTTGCTGTTTCAACAGGCTTTGCATCTATTCTTTCTAAAATAGCTGCTCTACATGAATCTACAGATGAACCATTGTTGATTAACTGTTCTGCTAGGTCATCAAAACCACGCTTAGAACACATTGCGTTGATCTCTCTAATTCTTGTACGCTCTGCGGAAGCTGCTTTTTTAGTAGCTTCACTACGCACAACTTCTAGATCAAGTTGCTCTTTTTCCATAATTGATTGTTTTTTTGAATTGGGCTGTTGTGCGTCAGTAGACGCTGCGTATACACGCTTACTGTCTATCATATCTTGTTTTTTAACACTAGGCATAGTGTTTTCATCAATTAATCCTCTACTTATCCCTACATCTGGTGCAGCAGGTGATGCAACTACAGAAACTTCATGTGGTTCCCATCTTGTAGCTAAAAATGCATTACTTCCATCTATTTCACGTTCTTCCATCTCTAAAATGCGGTATCCTACGCTAATTGCACTTAAAATGCCGTCATCTATATCCCTTTTTACTTCCTGTGCCTTTGCATTTCTGCTTAATTCAACAACTGCACGACCTTTTTTCTTATCTTTATCTAAATATGCATTTCTTACAATTCCTATAACCTGATCCATATCATGATTCCATAACACAGGTGCAACCCCTCCATTTAACCTACTGAAATCAATAGAACCTGTTTCGTGGCTTAGTATTTCCGTTCCAAAAGATCTTTCAACAGGGTACTCAGAACTAAAACTAAATTCGTATGTGTTTTCGTCTTTCTCTGAAAAAGATGTTTCACCACTACGTTTTAAGACAGTTGTAACACTTCTTAATGAATTTATCTTAGTTAATGTACTGAACTTATGACCTACCTTCACATCTGTTGCCTCAAAATCACCATCTACTTCTCTATAAACAGTAATTAATGCAGCAGGGTCATCTTCTGTACCAGTAATTTCAAAATCAGAATCAGGTACATTTATAGTTCCATCACGTTCAATAGAATCTATAACACCTCTTGCAGTACCACCGCTTGCGTTCCATCTAACTGAATCACCTACAGATAACTCATCTGGTTCTGCACGTTTTGCTGCACGTTTTGTTTTAGGCATAGCATCATTGTTTCTTAATTCTTTTATTCTAGCTGATTTTGCATCAGAAAAACTTTTACCTGCATCACCGCCCCATGCAGCCCACGCTACTCTGCCATTACTAGGGTATCCATCTTCACCTGGTCTAAAACCTTCTGCCTCTTTATCAACAGAATGTCTCGCAAACCATGCTGACATAGCGACTACAACATCAGGTGATAATTCATTACCGCTTAATATTTGTGTTGCCCTTCTAGCAGCAACTTCTGTACCTCCACCTTCACCTTCTGATTTCCAATCTCTATACCTTTGCGCCTCCTCTCTCATACCTGCTGTAGGCATAAGGTCTATTTCTGTGCCGTTAATAACTGCCATCTGATCCGTCCGCTACGTTTTCTGCATCTTGTCCTGATGGTGGATCTGTATCACCAAAAGGATCAACAGTATTAATAGGTTTAAACTGACTGCCACCCGATTTGTTGGTTGCACTTGGGTCTGTATCAGTGATAATATTCAACTCGTCAAGTTTTGCCAGTTCAGTCTGTCTTGCTATAAGCAGTTCTTCTATATCTCCACCATTTTCACTAACAACATCTGTTAATGTTTTAAATCCACATCTAACTGCATCTTTCATTGCTGCTATTTCTTTTTGTGGGTCTACATAGCTATATCCTCTACATACCCATCTAACCTTTTCATATACTTCGGGTGTTGTTGAATAGGTAGGTAACGTAAGAGTGCCACTTAATACAGCCATCTCTAACCAATATTCGTATATAGGTTGGTAAAAAGTTTCCTTTAACATCTTTTGTATAGTACGCCAGTGATCTCTATCCTGTAACATGGCTAACCTGCTACTACTGTAGTTAGATTGACTGTAGTCAGATGATATCGCCTCAAAACTGCACCCTAAACCGCTTGCCATGCTTCTAAGCATTGACCTTACAAATGGTTCAAACTCACCATTAGCTTTATCCAAGTCAGGTACAGATATACTTTCACCAGGTGCTAAGTATTTAAAAGTACCTGGTTCAAAACCGCTTACACGTTCATAATCAAATACCTCACCACCTGCATCTAGTTCACCTTCTGGACTTGTTATAAATCCCATTAGTGCAGAACTTGCACGTTGCCCTACAACAGTTGCCTCTATATATCCATCTAACTGGTGCAGATGATTTATTGCACTAGCTAAAAATGGTACGCCCCTATGCTGACCTGGTCTTAGTGGCATAAATAAATGTATTACATCTTTTGCAGGTACAATAATATGCCTTCTGTCTCTAACAGGTGTTTCAAATGTAGTATCACCAGGGTGTTTCTTTAAAAACGCATAACTAACTGCCCTACCTTCTGGACTAATCTCTATGCCTAACCGCCAAACATTTTTATTATTCTTTTTTACACCTTTATAATCTGCATCTAATTGTTCTGCCTCTAATATCTCTAATGAAAAAGGAATTTTACTTCTACCATATGCTTTTCTATGTATAACAATAAAACATTCACCGCTTTCTATCATTGACCTTACTGCTAATCTTTCTAGTTCAGAAAAACAAAGAACACCACGAATATCACAACTATCTTTCCTACCCCATTTACTCCATTCACTTTCTATAGACTCATTTAATCTAGTATTAGGACTACCGCCCCTCTGACTTTTTATTTGTGCTTGTAATGTTACACCTTGACCTACAACTTGGTTAGTTGCATATCTTACAGCCTGTGCGGCATAGTTATTATTTCTTACTAAATCATGTACACGCTTTCTAAGAGTTTCAATAGAATTTTTATAACTTTGATCTGGTGAAGATAAAGGTGTTACCCATCCAAGATTAGTTCTATCTACTCTTGCACCTGCATACATCCTTTTTAACCTATTTCTACGGCTATTTAAGTCGTTGTTAGATGTAAATAAGCCCTTCCAAGCGTTTCTTAAGCCCATTTAACTCTCCTAAAAGCGTACATAAAGGTTTTTAGGGTCTCCTAAACCCTGACTCTTTAAACTATACCTCTTTTCACTAAATACTCTAGACTTTAATTCTGCCTCTCTTGCTCTAAGTTCTGGTAAATCTATACGCTTAAATCTTCTATTACCTATAGAATACTCTGCGGCCTTATCAGATATTATAGCTCTAATCGCAGCGGTAACAGCATCTAGGTCAATTTCCGTTTGTGTTCTATTATCGATTGCAGCAGGTGTACCTGAATATTGTAATGATTGTTTTACTTCTAGCTCACCACTACCAATTTCAAATACCTTACCGCTTTTAAATGCTCTTGCAGACCAAAACCAGTTACCAGCATCAAAACCTGCACTATCTGTTGCACTTATGGTAAATTGCCAGCCTGTACTGTTGGCGTATTGAGTACCAGTAACAGTATGCCCCTCACTTGCTGTATTTGTTCTTAAATAATATTCTAATGTCCAATCAGGACTACTAATAGTTTCGTTTATGCCAGCAGTTGTTGCTTCATCTACCCATTCAATAGTAGTACCAGCAGTTATTACACTTGGTAAGTCAGATTTCCACATAATGTTTACCAGTTGTTAACAAAGTTATTAGTAGATGTTCTTTTTATTGTAGCTCTTTTAGGCTTAACTACATTATCATCTTCATTTAATTTATTTTCTAACTGTTGCCACACTGTATTCCTGTTAAATTTACTTATATAAAAACACATAGCGGCGTAACTGTATACCCAAGTGTCTAAACACTCATTCCTTGTTGTTGCTTTCTTAACCCATTGAGGAACTTGAAACCCTGCTTTGTTTGTTTTTAGTATCTGTCTTTCTGCTGTTATCTGTTTAAAATATTCTTCACTTGTATTGGCATGAAAATGTATATAACCATGACTACCTACCTTGTTATTCTTTAACCTACCCATCAAAGTATTTTTTATGGTGTCAACTCCTAATGGATATACAAGACCACCTTTTTTTATAGCTTTATTTACTTTCCTAAAATTTATATCAACTCTTGTAGGTCTACCTATTGCAGGTTTGTTTGCCTGTGATTGTCCTTTGATTGCAATTACACCCTGTGCAACTTTTTCTCTTGCAAACTGATAAACCTCTGATGTATGTAAACCACCTGAGTCAATAGCACTTATTACAGGTACAAGACTTTTGCCGTTCTCATGTTCATACTGTTGATTTATAACTATCTGTAATTGTTTCCATACGTCTGCTTGATGAGGATCACCCCATAATTGTACATGATCTATCAAAAATGCTTCTTCACCTTTACCCCATCCCCATGTACTAACTTCTAATCTATCTACCTGACAATCAACACCCTGAGTAAGAAACAATACACCTTCTGGACACGTTGCCTGTTTATAACTTTCACATCTTTTTAACAAGCCTTCTGCACTCATAGAACTTACATAGTCTGTTTCAAAAGTCTCTGCCAGCCTAGTATTAACAAAAGTTTTTATCAATGGTGCATCACCTTTTGCCTTGTTAAACTCCATAAGCATTTCAGACCACGACAACCAACCTAAAGGTGAATAAAGGCCGTTTAGTCTATAACCTGCTGTTATTCCATCTCCTTCTTTCATAGGTCGCCATTCACCCATACGTAGCATTTTTGTTTTATGTGTTTCATCGAATAATTCACCGCAATGTATACATTTATATTTAGGATTTTTTTCGTTATCTTTTTCTAATTGTTTCCAATCTAGATATTGATATTTACCGCAACATGGTGCAGGTACGTAATATAAGCGTTGATCTGATGCTAAATATTCTGCTTCTATTCTTGAAAAATCTTTAATTGTAGGTGTAGATGTTAGTAATATCTTTTTGCGTGTACTAAATGTTGTTGCCCTTTTTTCTGCAAGTGCTACAGGATCACCTTCACCTGATACATCAGACGGAAATGCATCCACCTCATCTAAGCTTATATATCTACATGGTGTGGATCTTAACCCTGTTGCTGAGTTAGCTCCTGTTATTATCATCATTCCACCAGGGAACTCTTTACTAAATAATGTATTGCCGCTATCTCTACTTCTAGCAGGTGCAATTTTTTTATTTAAACAAGGTGTATCATTTATCATCGGTTCTATTCTCTGTTTAGATAGTCTTTTACTCATATCAACAGTAGGTTGTACAAGTAACATAGGTGCAGGGGCATGATCTATTACATAACCTGCGAAACAGTTTTGCAATTCTGTTTTTCCACTTTGAGCCGCAAACATTAACACCACACGTTGTATAGGACTTTGTGTACTAAGGCAATCCATAGGCTCTTTTAAATATGGTGTTCGTTCAACTCTATACTTTCCATGCTCACTAGAACTTTTACTTGATAAAACTCTGTATTTATTAGACCATTCACTTACTGTTAGTTGCTCCTGTGGTTTTAAGCCTGCAAAAAACCCTTCTTCCCATGCGTTCATTGAGCTAAATTCTCTAATGCTTCTCTATGTTCAGTAGAAATAATATTATGTATAACAGTTGCATCATCTTCACCTGCTAATTGATGACTTAACCTGTCAGCAAGATTTGTTAAAGCTTCTCTAATAGATCTACCAGTAGCAAAACTACTTTTTTTTATTTCATCAACACTAACTAGCTGTTCTTTCTTCTCTTCTACGTCTAATTTTGCAAGTTCTGCTAAAAAATATTCTCTTTTTGCCTTACTTTCACCATATGCAGGTATCTCATCCTCTGTTTTTGCGTCAATTTCCTGTTTTAGTTGCTTTCTAACAGTTGTATCCTTGCTTGGTAGTGCTTGAATATCCCATAATCTAAAAGCTTCCTCTTTGTTAACCATTCTTTTGCCGTTGTGGTTGACAATCGCACTGTCTAGTTTACCTGTCTTAATTTTCTTCGAAACTGCTTGCCTTGACACGTTTTTCAACATTGCTAACTCTGCCATTGTTATAAGCATGATCTAATTTTGTAAACCTGATGATTTTATTATAGTAAACTTGTAAACCCCTAGTTAACCTCCACGCTAGAAAATAATCGTGCGTATGAACGACCCACAATGTTACAGCTAGAAAGAACCTAGTGACTACTTGGCAGTAGCTATAGCCTTAGACATTGCCTTGTTAAAGTGTTGGTCAAACCTACGCTGTACGACCTTACCTGCTATTGCATCTAAGTTAAAGCGACCTGTGTAGTTAGGTTTGTTTGTAGTTGCAACAAAGTATGGAAACAACTGTTCTCTTGACCTTCTATATATACCTGGAGGCTTACCTTGATTATGTGCAGGTGTACCAATAAAGAAACCACCTCGGGGATTACCACTAATACCTTTTGTTGTTCGCTTTAATGTTGAACGTGTTACGTTACCATGCCTATCTGTTTTAACAAAAGATGTAGGAATAAAAAAGCTTTTAGGTGGTATAGTGCCATCATCCTTAAGTCCACCAAAGTATAATTCAAATCCTTTAGGTAATCTAACACCTCCCTTGACACCATATCTTAAATACTTTGAGGCTTTATCTTTTGCAAATATATGTGAGACTAATGCAGTTTTTTTAGACTTAGATACTAGAAATGCTTTTTGTGTAAACTTTGTAGGCTGATCAAAAGCACCTAGTGTACCCTTACCTAGTGCAGTTTTAACATCAAATGCAGTATTGTTTATAGCTACAGATGTAGCGAAAGGTAATTGTTTTCTATTGTTATTTAGAAATCTATCAAAGCCTTTTAGGTCTTGATCTATAGATAGTTGTATACCCATTAGAAAGGTATTGTAGCTGTCTCTTCTACTATAGTTGGTTGTGTTTGCTCACGCTTCTCTGGTAATACAAAGTTGTTTACATTAACTCTTAGTTGTTTTCTTTTTTGTCCATCTTCTGTTTCATATGTTGTGTACTCAGCATCACCTGATATTGCTACTAAGCTTCCCTTTTTATAAGCATCTACTATAAGCTCCCATCTCTTACCCCATACCTGACAATCTATAAAAGATGTTCTATCCCTGCCATGTGATACGGCTATTGTAAATGATGCAAGATCATAAGCCCCTGCTTTTTTATATTCAGCGTCTTTTGTTAAACGCCCTGCGATTGATACATTAAACATTGTTATCTGGTAAATAGTTTGAGATCAGGTAATTAATACCTGATGAGTAGGAATAATTGTTAGCTTTGCACCAATCTCTAAATTTTTTGTGATTAATGTGCGTAAGTTTTGAAGATACCAGAAAGCGGTTTTTCCAGTTAGAGGCAGCAACATCAATAGGTCTAGTTTCAAGTGGTTCATCAATCATGTGTTAACAGATAGCCATTCTTCTATAAAAGTAACGTGTTTAGGTTTTGTTATGTTATCTGATAACTTTTTGTTTCTATCAAAATCAAACTCTATATATAAAGCATCAGCTAATGTGTTGTAGAGTTTTTTATCTTTAACAAGTAGCTTACCTACTATCTGTAGATAATATTGTTTAGTTTCATCATCTAACAACGTAGGCATACCTACAGCCTTATTATGTTTATCTATAAGTGCTTTATAGTTTTCATCAGGTAAAGGTATTGGTTTGTTTTTGTTTATAGGTGTTACTTTCTCAGGAGTTGGATTAGCAAAATCACCATCATTATCGGGAATACCTGCGTTTTGTCCTAATATGCCAAGCTCGCAATATCTTCGGAAATAAGTTAATGCACCACCTTCTGCGTGTATAGGATTACCTCTTGTTTCTTTTATTAATGGTAATAAATATTTAGATGCAACTATTTCTCCTGATATGTGCATAAGGTTAGTTACTAATACATTTCTACCTTCTAGTATTTCTGTTGTATGTATTACGACTAATCCATTTCTAGCTAATACAGGATTTACTACAGATAATACACTTGATAAATCAGCAAACTTACCAAACTGTGCATTAGCTTTTTCTTCTATAGTTCCAACTTCTTGTATGAACTTACAAAGTGCTTTTGTTATTTCTTTAGTCATTAAGTTGTTTTGCAGCTTCAATAATTTGTTTACCTAGTTGTTCATTTGTCCAGGATTCTCTTTTTGCTACAAGATACCAATCTTTAGCTGTCATTTTTTTTGTTTTATTTTTTGGTATGTATAGAAGCAATGCCATAATATTGAATATATTTTTCTTATTATAGCTATGGTTTACCCTTATGGCAATCATGGTTGTTTATAAACTGTCTTAATCGTTCATTATCTGCTATTACTTCTGCTAGTAGCTCATAAGGGTCATTTATCCCTGCTAACTCTGTTCTTAGCATTTTTATACGTCTATTATGTTTAGCTAATGTACAAGACATTGCATTAGTAGACTTTATGAGCTAACGATAACATATATATAGCGTTTGTAAAGTTTTAATACAATCTATGTAGTGTGCTGTTGTATTGCTGTTCTGTTCATGTTCCATTGTGGTACAAACCTAGTCAATTTATTACCCAAGTATGTCCAAAACTAGACCAATTTTAGACAGATCATTGATAGACAAAATCACAGCTATAAAGCCGAAATACATTACAACCAATGGTTTTATTAATATGCTTTTGGAAGATGCATACAATGATAGGGTTAACAAAAAGGTAAATTTGACAAATAATATAGACTATATATATACAAACAATAAAGAATTAGAGAATAAAGAATTAGAAAGAAAAGAACAAAAAGAAAAAATTAATAAAAAAGAAAAACAAGAAAAGAATATACCAGATGATCTATTACATTTACAAACTCTTATAGATGATTTCTGGAAAGTAAAGAAAGGTAGTAAGTCAATACAGGCATGGAAACAACAGATAACAGAATATAGAAAGTTTATAGAAAAGTATGGTGAACAGGTTTTAAAAGATCAGTTAGAGGCAGGTATTCTTGCAGGTACTTGGAAGGGTTGCACTATAAAAAACTATGAATCAATAAACAAAATAAATAAAGGTTTTGTAGAAGAACAAAAAGTGCATCCTAATCAAAAGGTTGTTAAGTTTGATGAGATGGGGAACATAATTTAATGGATAGTTTATTTAGTAATAGTGGCATTAGAACATTACGCAACATGGTTAGAAAAGGTCTTATAAAACCAGAAGATTTAGATAATCCTCCTAGTGGTTGGTTTCTGTCTATGGGTTATGAAAGAGAAAATGGATCAGGAAGATGGAAGCGTACAATTCGTACTAAAAGTGGTGCAACTTCGTCAATTCGTGTACATAAACTTCCAAAATATAAAAATGTTCTTACAGGTAAAATAACTTTTGATCCTGTTATGTATGAAAAAACATTATGAATATAGAAAAAATTGAAAAATTACTTAGGTTAGCTACTAAAAACCCAAATAAAAATGAGGCTATGGTTGCTGCAAGAAAATTTATAGAAGCTGTACAAAGAGAAAATATTAATGTACATCTATCTAAAGAACAAAAACCCGCAACAGAAATAGAAATAAAACAGGCTATAGATAATGCTTATAGAAAAGGTATAGCAGATGTAAAAAATCATTTCCAACAAGAATTAGATAGAAACTTAAATGCAAAATATAATGAAGGTTTTTTAGATGGTAAAAGAGAAGGATATACTTACCAGGATGTACAAGATAGCTATAAAAAAGGTTACAAAGAAGGAAAAAAATCTAATTCTATTGAGGTGGCACAACCTTCAGAAATTACGAAAAAAGGTATAAATGATTTTCAACTTGCTAGTAATACAAGTACTTTAGCTGGTCATTTATATTTTAGTAATGGTACAAGTACAATAAAAATTAATACATAAATGGATATAAAAAACATACTTGTACAAGATCCATTTGTTGAGTTTTATCCTGGACCACATAAGTACTACGATCTAAAACGTAAATGCTATGTAGCAAGATCTGTTAGTGATGTAATAAAAACATCTGATTTTGTAAGTAAGAACATGGAATTAGCAGCAGAAAGAGGTACTACAATACATGGTGCTGTGCAAATATGGTGCGAAACAGGTGACAAGGCACTAGCACTAGCCTATGCAAAAGATTATGCACATTGGGTAGAACATCTTATAAATTACAGAATGTGGGAGACTTGGAAACCTTTAGTAAATGAACTAAGAATGATAGATAGAAAAAGAGATATTGCAGGTAGTTGTGATGTTGTTTTACAGCATAAAGAAACTGGTATGCTTTGCCTTGCTGACTATAAAACACAGGAAAAATACAGCAAAAAGAACCATAGTTTACAAATGGGTGGTTATGTTAGTTTGCTTTATCAAAACTATCCTTCTATAACTTTATTTAGTTGCAGGGTTATTTATATAACACCTGATGGCATAAAAACACAGGAATATAACCCTAATGAATGTATGTATGACTATGAACAGGCTAGAAAGTTATATTTTAAAAAATCTACTTAATTTTATGTGTATGTTCTACGTTTGGTGGTGTTATTAGCTCTACATCTGCACATATCCTTGCCATCTCTGTACCTTCTTTAAATCGTATACCTTGTTTTAAATTATCTATACAGGTTTTGGCTCTACTCATTTCAAAGTTAAGACGTTTTGCAGCTAGTGATGCTTCATATAATTCATTTTGTTTTTTCATGGCTTTCCTACATTCTTTTATAGCTGTTCTATCTAATGGGATTGAAAAAGTAGCAGTGATACCGCCATTAACTGATACATTAGATTGTTTTTGTCCTGTTCTTACTTGTTCAAAGTATAATATTTCACCTCTGTAACCAGCATCTACATCACCATCACCTATAGGTTTATTGTCATCATCAAAATTACCTTCTATATCACGTCTTGAATATACTGGCCTATCAAAATGCGATTCATAAGGTGTTGCAAAGCCATATGTTGTAGAGACGAATGGAGAAATATTTAATGTTGCACCCTGACAGGATATTGTGTTCATTTGGTACTGAAACTGCCTAGAAGGAACCACCTGGACGGCTTGATTAACAACCGAACCAGAACTATTACTGGTCGTGTTAACAGAATTAGCTAAAACAGGGTTATTAAGTAAAAGTAATAAACATAAATATCTTTTCATTGACTAAAGGTTGATAGCGTATCAGTTACATTTTCAATAGTAGTAGTCCTTAATATTTGCGTATAATTAGTAATACCTGGTGTTTCTAATGTCTCGTAGTACATAAAACTTTCACCTTCATTAACAATACTAAATACAGGTTTATTATCTAAATTAGGGGAAACATAAGTAGTGCCAACACCCTGTACAGTTGTATCAAGTTTTGTCCAACCAGCAGGAGCTAAATTACCTGTAGAACTTTTTACATTCTCACCACCTATTGTTAACTGGTAGCCATTGCGTATATCAAAACTTTTTATGTCCTCAACTGTTGTAGATTTAGTTTCTGATCTTTGCGTTAATACCCCTTGCTGAAAATTAGGAATTACACTTTGAGCATATACAGGTACGCTAAAAAAACTTAGCAGCAATATAAACCTATACATAGTTATTGCTAGTCAACTATTAATGTAGATGTTACCTGTCCTAATGCTTCAGTATTATGCCCGCCTGCTGTAAGTGTTATTGCATTTGCTGAAGTTATCGTACCTGCCAAATCCCCTGCTGTACCACCAGCAATACTTGTAACATTATCAGAAAAATTAGGATTAGTACCAGTTGTAACAGCACTACCTGGTATTGCATCAGCTTGATTATATGACTGACTAAATGTAAAGCTATTACCTGCTGTTTTTTGAGTAACTGTAATAGATGGAGCAGTAGCTACACCACTTGAGACATTTAATGATCCTAATCCATCACTAACTGTTTGACCTGCTGCGGTAGTGTAACTTGTATCCACTCCAGAACCGCTAATGCTATAGCTATTACCTAGTCTTGAAGAAGTTGTACTAGCACCTCCTACTGTAAGTTTTGTAGAGGCCGTAATGCTGTGGCTTAAATCTGCTAAAACAGGTGTAGAGGCCGTTAAAAGCAGTAAAGCAAATAAATTTTTCATAAATTACTATTTAGTAACCTTATTATCTACTAATTTAGCGTTATTACTGTTGTTTACGCCACTTTTCTTATTTCCTACTGAGACCCCGTATGAACCAAGCACCCCCGAAACCAGGCCAGCGGTAAAGGCTCCATCAATTCTTACCTTACCCATGTATCCAAGAGTCATCATTGATAAACTCCAAGTCAAAATCAGAAATCGGATAGCGTGACCAAATATTTCACCCCATTCAATCCCTTCTTTTTCTTTTTCTTCCATAGTTAACTACTTGGGTTATTATAAATATAGACATAAACTAAAGATAATGGTGGAAGTTATAGCTGCTACAGGTGGTGCATTGCTTACGGCTTGTTTTGTATCAGTCGGTTCTATATCTTATAGAGGTAGGCAGTCTAGAGATGACTTAGTAAGAAATACAACAGCTATAGAATTATTAACAGATAAAATTGACGATATGCAAGACAATATGAAAGAAATTTTCCATAGGCTTAAGGAAGTAGAACTTGCCGTTGCAGAAATTAAGCCCAGGAGGTAAAAAAGGCTGTCTAGCTTTGCGATGGGGATTAAACAGCCCTAGATGACCATTTTTAATTTAACGTCTACAATATGTTTGTAAAGCAAAACAAAGTTATGTACAAAATTTTAAAACCTATACTGCTACGCTTTCTTACATCTACAGGTTGTAAAAGATTAATTGTAGATTTACTAAGGTCAATTTGTAAGCAGACAACAAATACTTTAGATGATAAGGCTGTAGATATGTTAGAACAGCAATTATTTCCTAAATTAAATTAGACAATAAAAAACCCCTTATGGGGTTGTAAGTCAGGAGATAGATCAAGTCCAACACTTGCCCTGTCTTTCCTATAGTAGGTATTTTATAACTTTCAAGTTAGGGTATCTCACAAACCTAACTATCAGGCTTCCCGACTATTTAGATTTTAATAAATGTCAACTATACATTCTGCCTGTTTTTCTATTGACTCTAAGATTAATTGAAATTCATATTGAACTTCTGGATTATCTTTAAAACTTTTTATTGTTGCCTTTAAAGACTCATGAACTAATCCATATTGATTATGTGATAAAACAATGCCTACGGCTCTTCTAGATGCTGATTTAAAACGTGTCATGATAAATAGTCCTGTGCTTTATAAATAAGATCAATAATTCCTTTATTCTTTGGATTATCATCTTGTAATTTACCTAGTAATATATCTAGATCATTTACTAAATCAGCAGTATTAATATCAAAATTTTCTTTAAGTAGTCTTTGTTTTTTTTCTATTAAAGAAACAGCAATAATAAAAAATTGATTTTCATTAAGTTTCATTTTTTTACCTCCTTAGAATACTTACCTTTTTCTATAAGCCAATCATATTTTTCAATAGACTTTTTGCAGTTTTGACATGATAACTCTGACCATGAAAGATGATAAACCCTGCCTATGTTTTTGCAGTTAGGGCATTGTATTTTAGCCCCTGAATAGCGTTTACATCTTGAGAAACGTGTAATAGGTACAAATATAGTCATTAATTATTTACCTCCTTTTCTTCTATTTGTTTTATAGCTTCACTAATCAAATCTCTTACAGATTTTAGATAAATTAGACATTGTTTATCTTCTATAGACAGTTCAATCATGCGTATAGCAGACTTTTGTAAATTATTAAATACTCTTTGACCTTTTAATTCTTGTGTAAGTTTTTCTTTGCTCATTTGTTTACCTCCTTTTCCTTAACTTTAAAATCATTGTGCATTGCTACTTCAATCATGTACTGTTCAAGTCTTTCAATTAATTCATTTCTTGTTTCAAGGTTTATCCAAGAACCTTCTTTGAGTGCTGAATAAATTTCAACTAATTGATGGTGTCTAAAATTCATTTGTTTACCTCCTTGCAAGCTAGTTCGTAGTTAGTTAGTTTGTTTTCACACGCTGTAAGTGTCATATCGTATAAGGTTGAATTAAGGGCTGTATAAAACAACCCTATAGCTGAAAGTATCATTAGAAAATTTTGCATTTAATTGTACCTGTGAGCTAATTTGTTTTCTACATAAATAGTTGTCCATGTTCCAACCATGTCATCGAAGAAACCTAATTGTTGTTGAATTTTTCTAGCTTCAGCCCATGTTTTAGGTTGCTTTTTAGCTAGTTTTTCCCATAAATTGAATTTTTTTATAAGTTCTTGTTTCTTCTTATATGATTCTTGTAGTTTCATATAACCTAATTCAACCATTAAATCAATATAAGAGACCTCGTATTCTCTATAAAAATCTTTTTGTGTATCTAATATCCAATGATGAATAAATAAATAATGGTCTGTATTATTCCAATTTACTTTTTCACTTCCTCCATTAGCTTCTTGATCTATAGAAGCGTAACAAGTTCTTCCTACACGTAATTCACAGTAAAAAGAAATACCTTGTCTACCTAATCTGTGAGAAAGTTTTGAAACAGTAATTGTTTTTGTTTTGGTTTGAGTCATTTGGAAAACCTCTCGGTTGTGTTTACACTATTAAATGTACATCAAGGGTATACCCCTGTCAAGTAATTAGAATAAACTTAGTTGTTCTACTGGTATCGGTAGTCTGTTTTCATCACCCCATTGATCTCCGAATGCATTTGCAATACCATCAAATGTCATACTTCTATTTTTTGCATTATTATCTTTTGCATACCAGGCAGGTAATTTTTTACCACTAGGAGATATATAAAATTCACCCTTATCTACTATTTTTGTAGGTCTAAGTAATGGTAAATTCTTTAACCATAAACAGGTAGATTTTTGGTATGGATCTCCATATTCATAAGGTTGTATTATCTGATCTGGTGGCCTAATTGCACTACTTATAACAGATATAGGATTTTCTATACACCATCTTGGTATGTTGCAGTTCATAAGTAAACGTACAAAATCTAATGCTTCTTTCTGTTCTTTCTTTTTTCTATAAAAGTGTTTAGCACCACTACAAGCAAGGTGCTGACAACTAGGATGTGCCACCATTAAATCAAAACCATCATTGATAATATCTCTTACATCACCCTGATAATGTTTACCTGGTCTTTCTGTTGGTAAAAAATCACAACTTATAGCATCATGTCCATTTCTAATAAAACTGTCTCTTGTCTTACCGCTATATTCACAGGCTACCAATACCTTCATTTTATTAATCTTGCATACTGTTCAATAGTCATAACAACACGCCAATTATCACCTTCTTTGCATCCAGGTCTTTTATTAAATCTAACCATAGTTATAGCATGGTCTACTTTTGCATTTAGTCTTTGCTGTTCTGCTTCTCTAGGTTTTCTAAGTACTGCTTCACTTTTATTTTTCATATCCGTTACTTGTACAACAGTATTAGGTATTCCTATGAGATCCCCCTTGTCTAACTCCATACCTGCCCCGAAACGTCTTTCAACTATATGACCTGTAGCTGCTGATAGATATATACAGGCTTCTCTTTCTGCCCTATCGCCCTTATTCTTTTGTAAGTTCATTTTTCTAATTCTTTAATTTTCTTTTTAAGTGCTTCATATTCAACTAAATATTCTTTTGTAACAAACTCTGATTTATGGTTAAACAAATATCTATCACTTAAAGCACCTAATTTTATATATAAATCATTAATAATTTTTTGTTTTGCCTGTTTAAATTCTTTATTTAATGCATCTTCTTCTTTAGGTTTTTTTGACCAATCAGAAACTAAAGTAAGTAACTCTTTTACACGCTGTAATGCATTTAATATACGTTCTGATGTTTTCATCTTATAGACCATGTAAAACCTGTTTCTATTTTAGTTGCTATTCCTTCTTCTCTTTCCTGTTGTTCTTTATCTTCAATAGCATTCATCATATCTTTTCTAAATTGATTTGTAGTATTACTATATTCCCATTTTTCTGGTTTACGTTTACGTGTTGCCTTAACACCTTCAATACTAAAAGTACTCATAATAATACTATCCAAGTAATATTTTTCTAACACCATCTTCTTCTCTGTTATCTGCATATCTATTTCTTTTTTCTGTAGTTGCAGTACTTTAAGTTGTCGTAACAATTGTTCTGGTTGTGCGTTCATAATTAAATAGTAAATTCTGTATATTCTTTTGGTTGCCAATCATCAGGTAGATGGTAAAGCCATTCAAGAAACATTCTTGCAGCGTTCATAACTTGTTTATCATCAAATTTTGCTAACCATTCTTCTCTTTCAATGGCTTCTAGTTCTTCTTCAAAACTCATGACATTAAAAGGTAAAAAACAATAGCTTTTACATAGTATGGGGTATACCCCTGCATTATGCAAGCCTTACTTTTATATTAGCTATTTTTATTTAATTTACTCTTGATAGGCTTTTTTCCTTCAAACTTTGTACCTTTTTTATTAAATAGTTTTTTGAATCTTCCTATAAGCTGTTTAAACAATGGTTTTAGAACTCTATTTAACAAAGGTGTTAATGTAGCAGCCGTTGTTGCGACTACTGTTATAGCGAATGTTGAGCTAACTGTATTTATGCTTGGTAGGTATTTTTCAACTGCTGACGTGCTAGCCCACTGTACTACACATTCTTTTGTTTCTTCTACCCATACAAAACCAGTTACTTTTTCTGTACCTTTTGCATTTAAATCACCAATTCTAGGGTTATTCTTTTTAGGGTCTGGACACTCTACCTTATTTTCTTCTGGTATTTTAGGTACTTTTGGCTCTTCTAAATCAGTTTCAGGTGCTTCTACGTTTGTAGGTGGTTTTGCTTCCTCTACAAGCAATATTTTTTTCTTGTCATACTGCAAGGGTACATAAGAAGGCAATGGACACACAAACCTATTACCGCTAGGGTCATCTATAAATAACTGATTGTTTTTTGTACCATCATTTCTAAAGGTAACGCATGGCATTGATAGTGTTGGCGGCAATGTCCTTGTTATATGCTTTGTATTAGGTAAAGATTGCTCTACAGGTATATTTATAATTGGTATGCGTGGTATTGCTGAACTAGGTATTGTATCTATTTCTGGCATTAGATACTAAGCTTAGTTTTTGGTTTTGCAGGTAATGCAGGTTGTGTAAATCTTGGTATTTCTTTGTTTATTAAATTAGGCATATTACCTGTTAGTTCATCTAATATTTGTTTTTTAATTTTTTCTTGTCCTTTTGGACTTGTTATGTACTTGTAACCAAAGTAAACTGTAGTAATAGAGCCTAGTGTTAACACAAATGTAATACAGGCAATAGCATTAATTATTTTTTGCATGATAAAACAAGCATTTTTAAAGGCATTAGTACCTGTAACTATTATAACTTTTATGGCTTTATGTGCTATAGCTCCATTATGGGTCAGCTTGTCTTTAATGACAAAGCAAATAGAAAAGCATAAGGTTAATTAAGCATTTCTTTTAATGCTTTGATAGCACCCTGATCTTCTAATAAAGGCTGTTGTAAAGCGTTTCTTTCATCTCTTAGTTTTCCTATTTCTTGATCTAGTTTTTGTGCTTTTGCAAGATTTTCATCAAACCTATTTTGTATTTCAGTTAGCTTTTGATTAATTTCCATAATAATAAATTTAAGTTATAGCTAAAGTATACCCTGTTTTTACAATATTAGTAATTCTTGCAACAAGTATTTGTTTTAATAGTAATTAAAATGCAACTCCTTCTGCCTGTACAGGCGTATTAATTAAATCAATTTCTGCTTTTAAGCTTGTTTCTATAGCTGTAACAGCATCAGTTCCAAGTGCATTTTTAACCCAAGAAACCATTGTTGCACTATCTGGTGTTTTTTTAGATGTATCAAAAGCGATAAAATCAGATGGCAATGATTCAGGCTTAGTAAAAACTACCTCTCCAGTACGTCTTGCCTTTTCTTCTGTGCCATCAATACCTTTTACTCTATATACAACATTTGTAAAATATCCATCAGCAACATCTCTTTTACATTGTGTGCCGTTTATTTCCCATGTGCAAGTGATAGCCATATTAAATAAATTTCTGTATATATCAAGAATATATTAAATGTTAATAATATTCAATAATTATTTTTGATTTGCTATGTAATTTATAAATTCTTCTGACAATAAAAACATCCATTTTCCATCTATTATTTTATTTTTAGTTAATGTATTACTTAAATATGTCGAATCGACATCAGATGTTTTCAAAAAAGTATCAATACTATCTTGTGAAACATGACCTGTAATAACATTTTTCGTTATTAAACTATTTATTATATTTTTTGCTTCCTCTTCAGTAAATCCAGAATCTAATACATCTTGAGAAGTAAAAGTAATACCATATCCAGCACCATTAACACTTGAATCTATATTTAAATAACCTTTTGAAGAGTCTGTAAACTTACTAAAATCTATAGTGCCACATTCAGCAACTTTTAATTCATCTTCTAATAAATTACTAAAATTATCTGTCATTATCTAAAATTCCTTCCGTTCATCCATGCTACTAAACTATATCTTGTACCTTTAGTTATTGGTTTAACCCTATGTTTAACCCATGCAGGGAAAATAGCTACAGTTCCAGCTTTTAACTCAACTGTGAATGATTCCATTTGCATTGGGTTAGCTATCTCTAACTCACCGCCCTCGAAATCGTCATTTAGTAATAATGACATTGATAATTTTCTAGAATAATCCTCTTTATTATTAGATTTTACTGGAAGCATATCTGTATGCCAACCATAATAATCATTTAAACCATATCTAGTAACTTGTATTCCAGAATCAAAATGGTTCAAATCATAATTAAAATAGTGATTATTTGCACTTATAAAAATATTGTGAATAATACCAGCAATCCATGTATCCCATTGTAGCCAGTGTTGTTTAGATTGCCTTGCATATTGACCTTCAGTTTGAAAAGTTTTACTATCTACAAAATGTAAATTTTTACATTGATTATACATTTCATTTAGTATTATTTTTGGTAGTTTCGGATCTACAGTATATAAAAATTTTTCAGTAAACATTAGGGTGCATTACCTGTAAGGGTTCCTGAGTTGCTTAAAGTATAACTAACGCCAGATAATTCAATATATTTACCGCCTGCCCCTCCATTACTACGATCAGAATTTGTCCCAGCATTACCAAATGAACCGCCTGCCCCTCCATTACTACCAGTACCACCTGCTGTGGGTGCTTGAGCATAAAAAGGACTAAATAAAGCGCAAAGCGCAGCATTGTCACTACCATAACTACCCTGTGGATTTATAGCGCCACCTGGTGCGCCTGCTTGTCCGCTAGTTGCAGGGCTGTTATAACCTTGACCATTACCACCATTACCACCTGCACCACCTGCACCTCCATAACACTGCAAAGCACCATCAATATAACCATTTGTACCTGGGCCGCCATCATTACCTTTACCGCCTCCACCTCCGCCGCCTCTAATAGTACCTGAGTTAGTAACAGTTACATTTGAGGAAGCAATAAAAATAGCTGAACCGCCAGCACCGCCAGCATTTGAATTAGTACTACCTGCACCACCTGCCCCTGATATAGTTCCAGCGTTTTGTATATTAAGAGTTCCACCCATACCTGAAGGAACTGTTATTGCTCTGTTACCAGTGCCACCTGTAGCACCAATTTCAGCACCAATAGGAATAACTAAAATCTTAGTTGTATTTGAAGTAAAATTACTACTGCCAAATTCAGTAGATACATTCACGTTAGTATCACCATTACTTAAGGTTTCAGTTAAGGCTGCTGAAGCACCATACCATTCACTAAAACTCATTGTAGCTTCAGAACTTTTACTAATTAAAGCTCTTATATCTGAATCATTTAATGAAGCTTGTGTACCAGATGAGCCACCTGCCTCAATATGAATTTCATTAAGACTAATAGCTCCTGAACTAGGTAATGCCATTATTTAGCCCTTTTAAATTCTTCGACTTCTACTTTTAACTCTTTTATAGCTTCTATAAGAACGCCTACCATTTTTCCATAATCAACAGATTGAACATCTTTTCCATGATGTGTACTTGTTTGTACAACTTCAGGTATTATTTCCTCTACTTCTTGTGCAATAACACCAATACTAGGCTGATTATTTTCTTTCCATTTATATGAAACACCTCTTAATTTTCTAACAGTGCTAAGTGCATTTTTAATTGTTGATACATCTTTTTTAAGTTTAATATCAGAAAATGCAGTAATATTACCTGTAGCAGTTAAAGCACCTGTAACTGTTACACCTGCACTTGTAGTTTCAAACTTTTTACTGTTGTCGTAACGTAACTCTACAGTTCCATTAGGTACAAATTTAGCTATAGCGTCAGAATTATGTAAAATTTCTAAATTAAAAGCATTAGCTAAATTAATAGCATTAATAGTTGTATTATGATAAATTTCTAGATCGGTTCCAGCACCAAATAGTAGCTTTTTATGATCAGCAATAAAAACACTATCAGAAACATCTAATATTCCTGTTATATCTACGCCGTTGCTTTTTGTTTCTAGTTTTGTACTGTTGTCATATCTAAGTTGTACTTTGCCATTAGCAATGGCGTAAATCATATATTCATTGCCAGCTTGATTTAAAATATAAATTGTATCTTGTTCAAGGAATAAAGGCCTACTATTTAGTGATTGTAGATAGTTACTATTATCTGATAGATTGTGATAAATTTCTAAATCTGACCCTGTACCAAATATTGCTTTTCTATTATCTTGGAACAATAGGTTGCCACCATTTCCTAGTGACATTCTTAAGTTGTTATTAGTATAAAATTCTAATGATCCAGCATTTTCCTGTAACTTAGGACTAAAACCATCTGGGTTAGAGAAAAATATTGCTCCACCATCAGTACCAACAGTTAAATTTCCAAAAAGTTGTGCACCCGCACTTTGAGTCTCAAACTTTTTACTGTTGTCGTAGTATAACTGTACGTTTCCATCATGGGTAACAATAATTCCATCTTCATTGTCATGTGGTTGTATATAGATATTACTACCAACATCTGAATTTACGTTAGTTCTAATCGCTAAATGACCTGTATTATTATCTAAGTATGTATTAGTTCCGTTGTGGTAAATTACAAAATCTCCACTATTACCAAACTGTACTGAGTTGCTGTCATCAATATTAATATTATGACCATTCGCATCTAAAGCACCACCTAGCTCTGGTGAGGTATCTTCTACTAAGCTTGAAATACCACTACCAGCATTTGCATCTACATAAGCTTTAACTGATTGTTGAGTTGGTACTTTTGTTGCTGAATTACTAGAAAAATTATCTTCATCTACAA